GAGGCTAGACCTTCTTCGTTTCCCCAAGAGGCTGTCTCTGTACCGTGTAGATAAGTGATAGCTTTACCTTGTCCCAGACGAGACTTATTTCCCGCAATTTGATAGAACAATCTTGACCTGTTCTTGAGAACCATCTGGTTGCGGTTATGGGCAACCAAGGGTATCTTGTATTCCTTGGGTAATCCTTCAATGTACATAGCAAGAGTAGAACGGAACATGTCTCTGTTCTCTTCTGTATCCGCAACCAATGTACCTTGCCACCCTGGATGGGTGAATTGCCAGTAAAGGTCAAGTGCCAAGGAAATAGTTGTGATACCCAACTGCCTACCTTTGAGGATGACAAAGAAGTGAACGTCTTCATCTAAACCTTTCTGTATCTCATCCATCACATATGTCTGAGTACCCAGAAGGTTACCCATCTTCTTCAAGCCCTCTTCCTTAGTCTCAATCTTGAGTTCGGAACAGAACTTGTAAAACTTCTTCAGGTCAAAGTTCATCTGTCTTCCAATTAGCAATAACGTAGCGACAATCTGTCTTTGCACACGCTATAAGTTCCCGAACATGTCTTTCTGAATACCTGCTCTTCCAATCACTGACAAGAGCAACCTTCTCCTCTTTCTTAATGCAAGACGAGGCTCTCCTCATCTCTGCTCGCAAGCGCAAACGGCTCTCCTGTAGCTGCATCCTCAAATCCAACTCTGTAGCCATACGCCACCGCCTTCTCTATCTCCACCGACATCATGAGCATCCTCCCCTCTGTTTGACAAAGACGAGTAGCCAGGATGCGACACACATGCCGCAACTCATCCTCCGTCATCCACAGTAGTTCAGTCATCTTGGTATCCAGCCCATTTAAACAAGTAGTAATACATTAACTCCTCCCACCTCTGCTTAGGATGCTTCTCTATCAAGTCACAAGCACACTCAGCTTGCCAGAGCCAATAACGCTTACTCATGACATTCTCCACACCCTGACAGTGTCACCCTCAGTCCTAGCAGCAAAGTACCTGCCCAACCTCTTACCAGCCCTGTAGTTNGCATTCAACACCTTCGCACGGGCTACCAGAGGCACTACAAAACTATCCCCTACCTCCATATCCTCATACGGGTAAGCGTAAACAGTACGCTGTTTAGGCATCCTTACTCCACTCTCCAGCACTAGCTCTGTAATCATATTAACCTCTCTACCAATAACTCCATAGTATAGATAAAAAAAGGGCTAGTCAAGAAGTAACCCCTGACTAACCCTTAAAGAAGCCGCTAGAGCATTCGGGAACTAGCAGCAACTGCAAAACCAACTCTACCAGAAAATGTAAATTTTTCTATGGGGGGCGAGAAGTGGGGTACACCTCTTTTCAGACCCTCAGACCCAATAGTGTGGGCGCAAACACTGTGGAAAGCACAGGCAAAGCATAGGTTGTCCCTTGTCCCTTATTTAACGCATGACTGTAGCATGTAGGGGATAACTACTACACAGGGTGAGCGGGATGTGATAACCCCCATGCTACCCCGATAAGCTACCAGGTCAACGGGTAAATAACCTATTAGATAAACACACCTAGAATATATCTAGTATATTACATAGTCTAACCCTAGTCTATTACTGGTGTATTAACTTAGTTACTAACAGGGTTGTTGATAACTTAGAGTTATCCACACTATCCACAGGGTGCACTGTTATGGTGATTATGTGCACTGTTGTGGTGTTGTGCAGTGCAGTATTGTGCTATTGTGGTGCATGGCTATTTTAGAGAATGCAGCAAAATAAGGGGCTAGCATATTGGCATGTATTGTGCATGTATAAATGTGTTGATAGTCTATAGCATGTCGCAAAATAGAGTTATCAACAACACATTAAAGGGGTTAGTAACCATGATTATCAAAGCTAGATTCTCTCAAGACTTAGCAACATTAGCAAAATGGCTAGCTGCATATCAAGCGCAAAATGGAGCTATTCAGGTCTTTATTAACACTGTTTACACTAATCAATCAGAAATTATCGGTAAAGACCATGAGATTATGTTCTTTATAGGTTATGTAGCAGGTATCGGTGAATCAGGGTTAGAGCACGTAAGCAAAGTCTAAGATAATACCGAATAGCCTTACGGGGCTATTCAGTGCTATTTTGCACGTAAACAGGGGATAGTATCCATGAGAGTTATACCGATTCACGTATTAAATAAGACACAGGCTAGCTCTGTAGCTGGCAGTGTGACTACTACGTCAAAAATGCCATGTAAGAGCTATTCTCTTCCTACAGTGGCGTGCATTACAGGCTATAAGATGTCAAAAATAGCAGGTAGCATATGCTCTACCTGTTATGCAAACAAGGGGAACTATGTGCAATATGCAAACAATATCGAACCAGCACAGCACGCCAGGCTAGATAGCTTGCATGATGAATTATGGGTTTCTGCTATGGTAGCTCATATAGGCAGAGACAGCTATTTTAGATGGCATGATTCAGGTGATTTACAGGGTTTATGGCATTTAGAGAAAATAGCACAGGTAGCAGAGCTAACCCCTGACTGTATGCACTGGCTGCCTACACGTGAATATTCTATGGTTAAACAGTACATAGCTAAACACGGGGCACTGCCTAAGAATCTAATTGTCAGATTATCGGCCATGTACGTTGATAAACAGGTAACCATACCTGCTAGCTTACAGGGTATAGCTAACGTCACAGTATCTAACGTGCACACAGTGACAGCTATAGGCCACGAATGTAATTCACCTAAACAGGGGAATAAATGCCTAGACTGTCGCATGTGCTGGTCAACTAAACCCGTAAGCTACAAAATACATTAAACAAGGAGATAACATGAACACATTAAACAAGGTTTTAATGCGGGTTACTTTAAATTCAGGTAACCAGGCTATTTATGATGTGCTGCCACAGCATGTACCTAGAGAAGATATCCCACAGTCTAAAGACTGGCCTGTAATGTATGGCACACAGGTTGCACATGAATCACAGGGGCTATGGTTTTACCCTGGTAGCTGGGAAGAGATAACAGATAAAAAGCTATGTTATTCATTCTCTAACATGTAGCAGCTAGCCTATAGCCTATTTTGTAGGCTATGGGATGCCTGTTAGGTATCAATCAATCAACACACACAGGGGCATAGTATGCAAAAGAGAATGAAAGCTAAATTTAACGGAGTAGATTCTAGGACGGGTTACCCTATCAATAAAGGGGACGACATAATTTACGACACAGTAACCCGTAAAGCTTATATAACCGATGACGATGACGGGTTGACGTTTCAATCAGCAGATAGGTATATATCGGACGTTTATAACGTAGGAGGCAGGGAATACTACAGAAATAAGCAGGGATTGTGCATAGATGCCCCTTGCTGTGGTTGCTGTACTGCTTAAAGGATAGCCCCCATGAATACCTACAAATTAAACACAGGGGTACACGTGTTAGCCCGTCCCTTAAAAGATGGCAGCCTGTACCCGTACACGTACATAAACCGCACACAGGCAGAGAATGCAGCCCGTAAACATGGCGGTGAAGTCTATCAAAGCCACTGGACTAGAAGAGTCTTCTATGTAACCCCTAATAGGAAATAGCCCCATGACACAGCAAGAACAAACAATATCTATGCTTTTCAAGGCTTTGCGTGAAATAGAGCAAACAGGCACCCATTACCCGCCCCATTGGGAAAAATACACGGAAGAGCAAAAGCTGCAATTCCCGCCCCATAGAACAAAGGAAGCAAAAATTGCTTTTGATGCCCTTATCAAAGTAACAGAGGATATAGCCCCATGAACATCAAACCCTTAAAAGTAGACTATCACCGCAATGGTGTGAGCGGTGAACCCTTTCATTGTGTCCTCTTTGACAAGGAAGAGGATGGCAAAACTACCCACATGCTTGCGGTTAGATTCCCCGATGATGAGGGAGATGGCTATCAAAACCCCCGCATTGCAGTCTTTGACATTGCCCTTTTGTATGAGTCTGTGATTGAGTTTGGAGAGAATTCATTCAGAGGTGACCATTTCGTGGATGACATCGACAAAGCTATCAAAGCCCATTATGAGGAGATGACCCATGATTAGATTCAAGCCTGAGTCATTAAATGACACAACAAAATGCTATCCCCGCACCTTGCAACAGGCATTCCCTGCTGCCCCTACATGGGGACAATATGTACCCCCATTGCATGATAAAGTGCTGTATGCAGTAGGGTTATTTGCATTAGGGTTCTTGACAGCCCTGATTGCGATGGGAAATTAAAAGTAAGTAAGTACTAACTATGATTAAAACTGTATGAATGAACAGTATATAGTTAGGGTAAACAC